CACCCACTCGGAGCGTGATTCCATCTTTTCAACTCGGTCAAGGATTGACTCCATTGCCTGTTGAAAGCGAGCAGAATCAGATGAGTAGACATCACGGCGAACATAAGTCTCACCAATGTTTGTGTTGATTTGCTTGACTTCATTAGTCAAGTCATCAAGCCTACGCATTATTTCCCCGAGGGTTACTTCGTGTTCTGCCATGATTATCCTTTGAACTTAGGGCGACCAAAGCCGACAACTGCAAGAGGTAATCCTTTTTTGGCGCTCTTTTTGTAAGCGCGAACCTTCTTGGCAACTTGTCCACCGTTTCGCTGGTCACCTTTCTTGTCGGGGCTGGTATTTCCTTCGATACAGGTAACTGTTCCATCACCGTTATCTTTCAAAACAATTCCCACATGAGAAATTCGATTGACCCCATCCATCGGGAAATCAAAATAGGCAATATCCCCAGGCTGAGGAGTTGCTGTTTCTGCATCCTCCCAAGCGTTAGCCTTCTTATAGGCATTAGCGCCAGCCAAAGTTGAGACTGTATTTACAATCTTTACGCCGCTTTCATTCCCGCACCACATGACGAAACTTCCGCACCATGGTAAAAAATTAGCCTTTGTGTAAGCCCCGTACTTTGTTTCGTTATCCTTTGGACCTTCAATCGTTCCGATTTCTTTGAAAGCGGTTTGAAGGAAAAGTTCAACTGAGCCTTTCTCTGCCATTACTTTGCCGACTTCTTTGCGACTGCCTTCTTAGCAGGTGCTTTCTTGGTGAGTTTCTTCATTCCCTCAGCCGCTACAACTTCAGCAATTCTGCCGAACATTGGGTCTTGCTTATTGATGTAGCGAAGTGCTACTGGAAGGACTGCCGCGATACCTGAAGCCAAGATTGCCTTGGCTGTATCTGCATCAAGAGCGAACAGGTCTCCCCCTGTTGCCATGAAAGTTGCTGTGACTGCCGCTAAGAATGAGCGACCATAAGATGCGAGCATTGCTTTTTGCTGTGCGTTCATTGTGAACTCCTCTACTAGATGTGTAAATAATAACCTATCAGTTTATGAACCAAGGTAGATAAGAGATAGCGAGGGCATCCAACCAACATAAGAATCCCCATCTGCTGTAACAATTAAACTAGAATTGACGGAAGCCTCGGCTCGCAACTCTATGTAATGACCCTTGGTAAGAGTCACGGGTGGAGAAGTCACATTTATATGAGAGCCGTGAGTGCGAAGTTTTTTCGTATTGCCATAGGCAATCTCTTGAGTTCCGTTCAGCAAAATTGAATTACTAAACCAATCATTGTCATTACCAGAATCCGACCATTTCACCATAGCAACTGCTATGTATCGCCCTGTGAGCGGGGCTGTCAATCGGGTTGGGTTAGGACTTAAATCCCAGCAATTCCAATCATCATTTTCAACTGCGCTGAAAGAGACCAAAGTTTCGGTATTTGCGGTGATTGATTGAGCCGTTCCACGATAAGCCTTTGGACTCAAGGTTCGAGTTGCACCAGCAACCATGCCAATACCGAGAAGGTCAGCCCCATCGTTGAGAAGCCATACCTGGTCAGATGGCTTTGGAGCGTAATGGCTCAGGTATCGGACTGAAGGCAATGTGAAGCCATCGCCAGCAATCTGCACATCCATAGTGCGATTAGCATTGACAGTTATGACGGTGCCTTGGCGTAGCCTGAGTCCAGAGGGTGTTGCCTTAATCTGATTAACGAGGTAACTCAAGTCCATTAGAATCTCCTACTTCTGCCAATGGCGTTCATCGTAGAGGTAGCCGCAAGCGGGATGGAAATTGCATCCAGCATCAAAGTCGCATTGACTCCAGATGGCGAGCGCACAATCTTTACCAAGTCATAAACATCGTGGGCTGGGTTCACAATTTGGTCCCATGTAATTTTCTCAGATGCCCCAATAACCTTTTTCAACTCAGCGCGAGCCGCCTCTACAGCCTCGGCAACGGTCAAGATATTCGGAGAAGATTTGAAGATAGGAACTGAGCCGTAGGTGGTCACATAAGTAGGGCTAGATGGGTTATCGTCAAAAGCCTCACCGATTACACCGATAGTTAGATTTGTTCCCTCACCCGTGTAGACAACATGGTTATAGGACTCATCGCTGGAGAGATTGCGACCTAATTGAGTAAGGACTGAATCTTCGCCATCTGTGTACTCGACTAGCGCCTTGCCTAAATCTGGGTCTGGGATTGGTCTCATTCGAGCCGTACCGTTTTCGTCAAAGTACAAATCCATACCAGCCGACTCAGCAATCTTAAGACATTCTTTCCAAGGGTCAGATGACTGGTCAAGAGAGGGATAGATAATACTTGTGACTTGCCCCGTGGCTGGAAAATCTGTTTTTACATTTGGGTAACGGTCTTTAAGAATTTTAACAATGGCTGTTTCTTTTGGGGTTGCATCGTCAATATAAAAATTGTGGCTTGTCCATTTAGCCTTGGCAACTCGAAGGCTTCTATCTGAGCCTTGGACTGAAATCTTTACACCTTGAGGGCTATCTGAAACTTCAACGGTTGTAAGTTGGAAAACACCTAGAGGAACTAATTCTTCGGTTCCGTCTTGATACTGAATTCCACGGTAAATCTTTACTTCACGGTTATAGGGCAGGAGAACTGAGGAGCGGTTATTGGTTGGAACAAGGGTTCCATCTGCATCTACGAACTCAAGAGAGCATTGCCTACGAACAGAACGGCGACTATCAATCGTTACTTCTCCACCTATCGGGGATACCGTACTTAAGATGTTTCCGTTAGCAGTATCGTAAATCTCTACCTTAATTTTAGATATATGAGACTTTCGAACTGACGAAAGAAATGTGTCAGTTACGGGATACATTATGGAGCGCCTACCTCAAAGTAATTGACCTTGGCGTTGCGGATAAGGTTTCCGATTGGTCCAATTTCTGTCCAAGTTCTATCTACGAAACGAACATACTTTTGACGACCTAGTGGGTCGTGAACATGGAGAATTCCCTGATATGTAAGAACTGGATAAAGGTTATCCCACTCGGCTTCACCCTGAGTGGTGAACTCATAGGAGCCATCAATTCCGTAAATGCTCGTAGCAATAACAATTGTCTTTGATGCACCAAGGGGCTTAAATTGTCCGTATGATTCCACAATCTGCGAATTCAAAGGTTGTTGAACTCTAAGTGAACGCACCGCAATTGTTGGATTTTGAATGGCGGTGAATGACCAAATCCTAGGATTTGTAATCTGGATTGGCTCTGTAGATACATAGCCTGATGAAAGAACAGCCATTAGATTTCAGCCCTCGCCTTCGCACGGTAAGTTACAGTTGTATCAAGAGGAACTTCATAGTCATCCAAGGTAGCAATTTGCGATGCAGATGCCGTTACTGGGCTATTTCTTATTTCTGTATATGTGACTCCAGAATCTTCTGAGCGTTCAACTACAAAAGAAAATGTTGCAAATCCTCCGCGTGTCCAAAATGGAGTTTCACCCGCATGGAAAGCAATCTTGTCTACAAAATGAGTTTCACCCGAGCCAGCGCTTGCAACCTTTACGATTACTTGAGCGTGAGTCGCTGTTGCTGGAGCGGTGCCAGACACATTGCACTCATTCCACGCGCTAGATGAATCATTCTCTGCGGTTCCAAAAAGTGTTGAGATTGCTGTTCCGCTTGTATTAAGCCAGATAATTCCTATAGAGCATGAACGCGCTGTTGAGTTAGCCTTAAACTCAGCGGTAGCCGAGAACTTATTGTTAGCCGTTACTGCGAACTTGGTAGCCGTAGTAGTTGATGCCGTCATGTCTCCAGCCGAACCAGAGAGAACCGCTAATGAGGCGGTGCCACTTGAATACTGCGATGTACTGCGTGAGATAGAGCAGTTGGTGACAGCCGCCCACCCAGTTGTATTTGTTTCTAAAGATGCTTGGTTTGCAGATAAAGCGTTTGTACGACCAAAAATTGTTACTGTAACTGCGCCCGTGGTTGAATCGTAGAACGCCGAGACTGTAGGAGTAGCAGGAGAATCAATTGCAAGAGCAAATTGAGAAAATGCCCAAGCGCTAAAGTAATTGAGACCGTTAATGAGAGAGGCAACTCGAACATAGGCTCTGTAAGTAGTGCTATTGGCTAGGTCACCTTCAAGGGTTTGACCGTTATTGGTAGAAGTAATGATTCCAGTACCAATAGTAGGAGTGGATGTATCGGGGCTAAAAGTTGCCCCACCATAAGTAGTTGCATCAAAGATTTTAATTTCATAAGCAGACTGAGGGCTACCGTCAGAAAATACTGGAGTCCAAGTTACGGAAGGAAAAGATGTATCTGTGACCGTTCCAGTAGGAGCCGTGACCGTAACTGTTGGGCGTGGAGCCGTTGTTACAACTGCGTAAAGTTTGTAAAGGGTTGTTCGATTTGTTGGACTCGGAGGAGTAACCGTTGAACCTGTAGCACCATCGGTAAATTTTACTACTAAATTATCAAGGAGTGTTTGTGTCCATGAGGCACCGTTTGGAGCGCTTGTAAGTTTTATTCCAAGGTCATAAGTAGTTGCTGTAACTATGCCTTGTTTTGTAACTGGGATGCCATAAGTAACAGTACGACCATTACGGTCTGTAATAACGCCAAGACTAAATTGGGCAAGAGAATCTGTCGCTAACGCTGAGATTCTTGCAAAAAGATTTATTGATGTGATTGTTTCGTCAGCCGATAATGTTGTAGTTTCGAACTCAGCCTCATAGGAGGCAGGTACGGTTATATCTGTGCGCTGTAAGTAAGTGGCATCGCTGTTATCCGCTAAAACAGCAAAGTCGGAACCGCCTGTACCAGTAAATAAAGTATCGCCATTCCAGTTAGCGTTTGGGTAAAGTGTATATTCAGCCATTATTTAGCCGCCAATTCCTTAGCCAAGATTGCAAATGTTTGTTCAATCTTATCGGTAATCATTTTGATTTCTTCTTCGGTGTTCTTGGCACCTGAAGTATTGACAACAACTTGGAAAGCGCCTTGTTGAATGAACTGATTGTTACCTGATGTGCGTGTAGCAAGTTCAGCCTCGGTAACGCGATTGAGTTGAGCCTGAGCATTACTAATCAATCCGCCAAACGCCGCATCTGCACCGTACTGACCAATTGCCGCACCTGAGAATGAAATAGCCTTTTGGAGAGAGTTAATCTGAGCGATAGCCTCTGCGCCACCGCCAAGAATTGATGCCGCAAGTTGAGCGCCCTTTACTGGACCAGATTCAATGATGTCTTTGAGAGCGCCTGAATCCAAGCCCATTGCCTGAAGTGTGGCAATTTGTTGAGCGAACTGATTGCTCTTGTCAAGGCGCTGGCGCATATTTTCAATGAGCGACTTAGCCTTTGGAATAAATCCGTCTGGCAACTCAATACTCTTGAGACCAGCAAATCCTAAGATTGTATCTTTAAGTGAATCAGCGAACTCACCCGATGCTTTACGAAGGTCATCTAAAACACCCTTAATTGAGTCAATACCCGCTTGCATTGCCTCACGGATAGCCTTCATACGGTCAGCCGCTTTAAGGGCATCTTCAGCCGCTTTAGTGCCATCGTCTACTTTTGATGCTTCGTTGTATTTCTTTTCTTCTTCTTTTAGAATATCACCGAAGCCAAGACCTTCTTTAAGGCTATCTTTTATCTTATTGATAAAACCTTCAATACCATCGCCAACCGCTGAGGCAAAGTCTGTGTTATCCGCAAACTCCATCATTGAGGCAGAAAGACCAATAAGGAACTCACCTGCCGCATCAGCCTTGTCAGCAATACCATTGATAAAGTTTCCGACTGTTCTAGCAAAGTCAAAGTCTTTTACATCTTGAATAACTTCTATCATTTTTCCAAGAGCGCCAGATGCCATTTTTGCACCAGCAACCATAGTGTCAAGAATTTTTGCACCGTTATCTTTATCAGCAAATTCTTGAACTTTTACGGCAAACTTAGATAATGTAGTTTCCGTTGCCCTTAATCCTTTTTCAACAGCCGCGCCAATACCGCCGATACCATTTACTGTTTTTTCAACTCCCGCAATAACTCCAGTAAACATTGATTTACCAAGACCTACTGCAACGGAGGCAAATTGAGTAACAACATTTTTCGTAGCATCTAAACCGCTATTGATTGCATTTGCAACCATATCTCCAACTAAAGGAATTTTGCTAAATAAAGCCGCAAGCCCTCTAATCCATCCAGTCATTTTGTCAAAAGCCCATCCGAGGAACTTTCCAATTCCTGCCGCAATGTTTTCAAGAAGTCCAAAAATTCCCTCTCCGACATTGCCAATGGCATTTAATATGCCTAAAAATACTTTTTTGACTCCGCCGAATAGGTCGTTAAATGCCCCTACTAGGTCAGCAATAACTCCAATAACAAAGGCAAGTGTTTTAATAATTCCTACTACTACAAAAGATATAACTTTAATAATGCCGTTAAATATAGCCTTGACGACATCGTAAAGAGTTCCATGGCTTTCCATAAGGTTAATGAAGGCATCAACAATCCATTTAATTACCTTGAGTTGGAATTGATAGTAGGTTAGAACAACATCAATAATGAACTCAAATACCTTGGCTATTACCTCAGCAACAAAGCCAAGTACGCGAATCCAAGTTGCAAACGCCTTAAGTAAATGTCCGATAGCCTTAACAATATAAGCCAAAACATAAATAACAGTTTTAATAATAAAGTTAAAGACAAGCCCAACTACCTTGGCTACATCTTTATTAGTCTTAATTAAATATCCGAAGGCAACCATAAGGGCTATAACTGCACCAATCACCAATGGAATTGGGTTAAAAGCCATAGTTGCGTTAAGAATTCTTACTGCCGCTGTTAGAGCCTGTGTAACGATAGTCACGGCTGTTGTAGCCGCCCCCCAAAGCCAAGTAGCCGCTGTGGTTAATAAAATAGTGGCGCGGTAACCAGCGTAGCCAATTGCCAAAATTCCAATAACAATTGCAAGATTTTTGAATAAAGCAATGTTGGTTTGAACAAAAGAAATAATTCCGCGGACTGCTCCAGCGACAAGATTGATTGCTTTTGCTAAGAGGGCAACCGCAATTACGGAAACTGCTCCCATAATCTTTCCAAGTTGAACAAATATAGGCAAGATTGGCTTAAAAGCAGTAATAAGATTTAGAAAGGCGTTTCTTACCTGCGTAGAAGTAAGCGCTAAAACAAGAAAAGCAACTGGTAACGGAGACAATTTAGAAAGCACAGAGCCTAAAACTGGAACCATTCCAAATAATTGTTTTCCAGCCAGAACAGCAAAGCCTGAGCCAACTGCCGCCAAAACAGGAAGCAACATCTCAAACTTTTCTGCCATTGCCGTTATAGCAGTTTGTGAATTTTTAAGAGTTCCATCTAAATTTTTAACTGGGGTTTCAGTCTCGGTAAATTTCTTTATTACATCGCCCATCTTGACCAAAAAAGCGGTGATTGGGGCGGTAAGTTTTACAAACACCATTTGTAGCGCTTCTAATACATTTTTGAACTTTTCGCTCTTAGTAAATGCTTTTGATATGTTTTTTTCAACATCGTAAAGAGCCTTAATCATCGGACCAAAGGCTTTTAGGAGAACTCCACCTACTGCTACTTGAATTTCATTGTGGATACGAGCAAAAGAACGAAGTACCTTGCCAGGACTATCCATAGCCGCTTCGTAAACTCCAGCCACCTTTGCCGCTTCAGCAAGCGCACCAGTAGCAACTGCTTGTTGCTTTTGCTGGTAAGTTAAAGCGCTGGCACTAATTCCAAGGCTTCTTGCAAATGACTCGTACATCTGCCCAGCAGATTTCTGGATACCAACTGATTTTAGAACTTCACTTCGACCCGTGATAACAGCGTGGGTGAGCATATTAAATGTATCGGTTGAGTTTTTACCAGATACAACCGCAAGGTCTTGAGCCGCTCTAGCCAACTGAGAGGCATAGGCTAAATCTAAATTGTTTTGAGCAAATTTAATGGCTGATTGCTGAGCAACCTCCATCTCAATACCCATGTCTTTTGTGGCTATCGCCGCATCTCTAATTGCCTGATAGCCAAGACCCGTTGCTTTTCCAACGGCGTTCATAGAGACATCCAACTCGTCTACGCGAGCCGCCGCCATAAATGCTTTTGTGCCAAATGCAATCATCGCCGCAGTTGCGGTACCCGCCGCAATTCCTACGCCTAAGACTGCACCACGCAAGGAAGATGATTGCGCGGTGAACTGATTCATTGATTGGGTAGCCTGTTGCATACCCTTTGTAAACTGTGCGGTTTCAGCGGTTAGCCGAGCGCGAACTTCCATGGTTGGAGTTTCTGCCATTATCGCCTCGCTTTCGCTCTACGCTCTGCCTTCTCTTGCTCTTTTGCCTTGAGAGTCCAAAGCG